ATGATAGGCTTGTCGTTGGTCACTTCTACAGAGTTCATGATTGTTGTCATAACTCCGGAGTTAAGAGAAAGTTCGTCAGCAAACTTAAGCTTGGCACTCGATACTTTGTTGAGTTGTGAGGCGCCAATGTTAGAATTCGATGGATTAGTTGTTCGGTATGTGATTGTTAATATTGTGTTGGAAGGAACGTAGCCTAGACTATAGTTTTTTGATAAGCGTGTAGGATCAAAGGTTGTACTGCTTACATAATCCTTACCGAAGACGTCCATCGCAACCGAACCCGGGTCGGCAATAACGTCAGTTTCTCCTGACTTGCCGCTGCCGAACTGCAAATATACTCCGTATCTATTTCTCTCTACGGTGAACTTGCGCGAGACCAAATAGGGCTTTAAGATTGAAGGAACATTATCATTCTTAAAGTTCTTGTTTGCGATCTCTTTGAACACCATGTCTTGAGCCAAATAATCAACCTCATAATATTCGTTGCCCTCAGTATCAGTTACCGAGATGATCTCAGAGATATTTCCTGCAGACAGTTGTAGTTTTAAAAATCTTTGGTAGTTGTTTACTTTTATCGACTGTTTTCCGAGTCTTCCCGATACCACTGTGCCCGGAGCTTTTATCGCATACCAAGTTGGAGCACCAGTATCTTCGTTCACTTGTGCAACAATCGTCGTGTTTGTGGGGAGCGAAAAGTCAACATTCTCTGTCAGAATATATGCTAATCCGTTTCCTGACGTAAATGTCGTTCCTTTTGAGAGAATTGGAATATAAACAGTATCTGGTCCGATACCTGTGCTAGATGCCGGGACCATCACGAATAACGACACCTCTCCATAGGTCGATGGGCGCCCTTGTGCCTTGTACCCTAAGATACGACCATGACGAACAACATTATCATATTGATATGCCGTGTCGAGGAAACACTCATTTACATTGTAATCTAAATAAAATGACAACTGATCACCGACNTANGCCACNGCATCAAGCATCATTGANCCAAANGAACCCTCAGAGAAATCTTGAAGAGTATCAGGGTAGAACCTTTCTACAATTCCCATTAAATCATCACGAATACTTTCATATTCACGATGAGTGTAGTCTATTGGTAAAATCTTTTTCTGTTCGTCGGCCATTTATTTAGGTAACTCCTTATGTCGATATATCAAGCTGAGAATTGAAGTTCAATTTGGGAATACTATAGTTTATTCTCATCTGTAATATCCCTCTGTCAATTTCCTGTTGATCAAATGCTATGTGTCTAATTTTTATATACGGCATATATCTGCGTACTTGCTCGTGTATTTTTGAGGAAATGTCGGATTCAATTCCGCTGTGTGAGTTTTCAAATAGGTATCTCTTTAATCCTACTCCATACTCTGGAATCATGATTCTTTCGCCCGGTTCTGTCAGAATTAGCATTTTAAGATTTTGGTGCGCTGTTGACGCAAGGGTTCTCAACATTTGATATCCCCCGTCCGAATCATACATTAATGGTAATTTTACTGCTATTGATGACATAACTTGCTCTTTTTATAAATAGAATTATAATTATTTCTTTTCACACATTTTCCCATTAGCNTCAAACGGATTGGAACGAAGTTTCGCCTTTTTCCACCAAGGAAGCATTTGAGCACCCATAGGAAAGGATAACTTAGAACGAAGGTTCTTCGTCCAAGACCAACCAAAATCAAACCCAAGGTCAAAGCTGAAATCGAATTTTCGGGAAGAATAATAGTATGTTTTAAACGTTCTTTTAATTCTAGCTTTGGAATTCCGGAGCAATACTTTATCCCACTTGCGCCATTCAACCGAGAGCCATTCGCCAGCCTTGAGGCTTCGGGGGTCCCAGCCTTCTTTTCCTTCTAAAAGGATCGGATTACCATTTTCATCTATGCCTACATAATGGCCGGGTTTGAATTCCATATTGCTGTTTCCAGCAGTGGCATCATCTAATGTCACCATTTTCTCACCTATGGCATTTAAAAATGCCACATCGTTATATACGGCGATAGTGGATGCCATCTTCGGCACTCCGTAGATATATTGATATAGGAGCTTGAACTCTTCCTCAGATTTCAGCTGTCGGAGAAGGCACAGAAGAAGCTTAGTATCGCCGTCTAAAGATTGCGCGTTCTCAATTGTGGTGTCTAACATATCAACTTCGGTGGCAGCTACCGGATATTTCTTGCCCGACATAAATACTGAAAACTGGAGTCCGTGGCGAACACCAAGTTCCCCCTGCAGTCCCACAACTTCTCCGCTATTATCAGTTACCAAATCTAGCGTGCCGGGATAAACATCAGAGACATTTAACGTACTAACGTTTGTCTTTATAATTTCCATAGCGCGGCGAGTTGAATACTTTTCTCCATTAATACTGGTGTATTTTTCTATTACAAACGGTTTGATGCCGGATGCCGTGAAATCATAATCTTGTATGTCTCCTATTTCCACAACCATTCTGTCAGCCATGGGACTTAGGAACCCATATGCTCCATCTGAGTGGTATTCTCCCTCCATATATGTTATCTTGTTGTTGGCGTCCATCATGACATGGTAATAACCTTGATAGTCCTCTGCATTTTCTGTTACAAACTCACCACCATTAGTATAATGCCCACCACCCTCTGTTGGGAAGGAGGGCATTTGTTCCACAATTTCTTTTTGATCTACATTAAGATCTATGCCGCCATCAGCAAACTGCTCAATCATATAGAGTGCCAAGTCGTTTATCTCTGGTTCAACCCCAATGATATCAAAGTTATTCACTAAGCTCTCGCCAATTATATTTAACTGCTCTTTTACCATCTCAGCAAGAATAATCTTGGCATCCTCTTCTGTGTCGCGGATAGCTTCAAAGTTTTTCTCTTCGCGGTAGCTGCTTAGGGAAGTTGTCCAGCCTGTTTCGCCATCAGGAGCGTTGTCTAAATCTTTTTGTGTGGGGTATTTGTAATTCGCTTGGTAATCGTTAATCCTCTCAAAAGCAGCTAGTACCGCAGGTGGAGGCTCTGTAGTTTCGTCGCTATCGATCCTTCTGGAATATGCTTGCACACTTTGTTCCAAGAAGGCAAACCAGAATTCTTCATCTTTAAATAAAGTAAAGAACTCCCAAAAAGCAGTCTGCGCGTCTTTTAATGAATATTCCATATCTTCAACAACATAAGCAGCGAAAATATTGCTATAGTTCTGATCAAAGTCTGGCTTAATAGTTGCAAACGTTGCTAGGGTCTTTATAAAGTGAGTAGTCGCATAGATCCTGATTGTCGCAGTTATAAGTGCTTCCATGCCAGAAATTGCTGGGCGCTCCATTATTCGATTATATGGAAGTTCAAGTGCACAATCTGTGTTTCCTCTCAGCCTCTCGTCTTCTGGGATAGATGGGTACGTCTTCGACATGTTTTCTTGGATATCAACAAAGTCCACCAACTCCTGCTTGGATGGTTTACATGAACTAGGTTCCGGAAATAATACATCGAGGAACCCAAGCCAGCCTTTATTTTGTACCGGCGCGATATAGATGGGAGGGCTCATATAAGAGCCGCCAAATTTAGCAGGAGGAAGATAATAGACCCGGTTTGGGCCCGGTCTTCCGTTGTATTTCATTTGCCACTGATACCCACTTATTCCCAATACTCCGTCTTCTTCCTTATAATCAGAATCGTAATAAGACTTAGGCGAGCCAGTCGACTCATCCAGAACATATTCCAAATCAGCAGACGTTATATTATCCCATTCAGCGCCATATTTCCATGCACTGTTTTTGTCATCAGAAACCGTTTGCAATAACGAGTTATACATCTCTGAAGTGCTCTTATCATAAAATGATTTTACGTCATCGATTGAAATCTCTTGCCCATTTTTCTCCATCATTTCATGCAGCAAAACTACCTGTGGAGCGTAAGCGCTTTCGTGTGTGAAGGCTCCTACTAGTTTGGGGTATTTAAGTAAGTTAACACCCTTAAAAGAATCGTCGGATGCAGCAAACTCAAACGCGACGGTTTCACTAATGGCGCTGTCGTCCGTGATCATGTTTGGAGGGAGTGTATCGCCAGCTTCTGTTTCGGTGCCGCCGGATTCTGTTTCATTATATTGGGCGTTTGCTGCAGCGGACTCATCGGTAACTTTGTTATATTCTACTAGTTTAATTCTTGTGATATCTCCGGGTCTGTTTCTTGTCCCGGACAACCCCGATTCAAAAACTCGACCAAACGGACCAAGACGGGCTCGGGCAGATACTTGAACATCTGAATCAGTCATTTCGGCTGTATATACCTCTAAGTCAAATGCGAAGTTCCATCGATTTTCTGGGGAAGCTGCCCAATCAACAAAGGAATTTTGATCCATAAGGGAGCCGTAGCCTTCCAAATGATTATAATATTTCAGAACCACGTCCGGGTTCTTCTTTCTTGCGCTCTTTATTAACTTAATGGCTTCATTCGGCCAATCAACTTCTATGTCGATGTCATAGCCAAAGTCTGGAAGTTCTGTGAGATTTATGTCTGTGTCGAATATGTTACGTCCTTGTCCAATATTCAGCGAATCAAATGATCTCGTAAAAGTTGTTTCCGGTGCGATTTCGTTATTAGAGTTGTAGACAATCGCAGAACCAGCCATCTGCTCTTGCAGTCGCTCTGCTACCTTAACTGGGTATCCGCCTTTTTGATCGCTGGCATCATCATATGTGTTCCAAATCCAACCCGGAGATTCTACGTAATAATCAACGTATTGCTTTCTTCCGATGTCGAACTTCTTCTTTCTATTGTGGGTGCTTAAGGGATTTCCTAGAGTATCAGAGAGAACCATATTTAGCAATCCCCAATCTGATTCGAAGAAAGGTCCTGAACCTAACATATCTTGTGTGAAATCTGCTTTTATCTGTTTAAGATGAGTATCGAGGACCGCAGTAGACACCGCTACTGCTTCTTTAGGCTCGAATGGGAGCAATCCATCATCGCAACCGGGAGAACCCATAAGTGGTATATCTGAAAAAGGTCCCGATTGTAGAGCTTGTGCAAGAGGTCCTAGTTCGTCCTCTACTTCACACATGTGTGAGATCTGAACTTGACTGGCTCTTCCTTCGAGAATCGCGGTTCGACGATTACAAAAATCTTCAAATTGCTCAGGAGTTGCGCATGCGCAAGGGTTTGCGGGAACCTGATCATCCTCTGGTAATGTGTCCAGATGATCTCTTAGCTGTTTTCGCGCAGCCATGGGCATCAAACTTCCAACGTTTTTAAAGAAGGCAGCTATCGATTGCTTATTGTTAAAGGCTGCGGCATAATCGGGATATTCATATTGGACTAAGTTTAACACAATTTCTAAAAGGGTGTCAGACGGGTTGCCCAGCGTTGCCTCGCTCAACTCTGCGCGGGTCGTCGACATCGACAGGTCGTGGCTAAAGCTCAAAGCTTGTTGCTCATCTGCTAATGCTACCGCGCCGGGGCCCAAGGCACCAAGAACGTCAATCACTGCCTGATCCGAGCTTGAAGCTTCATCGCCACCGCAAATGGTTTCTTGAAGGAGATCTCCAAAAGTAGCTTCGGTGAACGTAGCTTGCGCAACGTCTGTTGCTATCTCGACAGTTTTACATGCGGCGCTGCTCAAAGTCTTGCAAACTCTAAGGAGAACGTTCTGAATCATTCTCAAGATTGCTTCGTTAATCGCCTCAATGGCTGCAGCCTGCAATGCAGCGAGTAGATCGTGGCGTTTTGGCAACCACCCAAATGGGTTCTTTAGTTCTGGTAAGGCTAGCCCGTCGAGGTTTAAACACGAGGGAAGGTCTTCTTCTTTGATTATTTCAAGTCCGCCTTCTGCGCCCAA